CACGAACCAGTGATCTTGCTGTAATGACATCATACTCTTGATTGGGTTGTGTAAGCGATTGTACAATTTTAGCCATTATCTTCTACCATCTGTGTTGTAATCTATTCTAAATGTTCCAAGTCTCCAAAACTGATTGGTCGAGTCATTAGAAACTTTAAGTGATATAAATCTTGCTCTTGCTCTTGTGTCAAATTTTTTAGTGCTTGAATTAACTGTAAACGGACCCAATGAAGAACTTGCTGCAGTATCATTTGGAAAGTCTTTTAAATCAAGTTGCACAGATGCGTTTCCTGTTTGTGATAAAAAGTCAGGTAACACACGACTGACTCTCATCATAGCATCACCATCTCCTTGTAGTCCTTGTTGTCCAATATCAAAATCACCTGATTTAATATTTGCAGCAATCGCTGTTTCTGTTCCAGATAAGACTTGGTTTAATCCTGTTTCATGTTGATAGTAAACAGAACAACCATCTTGGTTTCCTTGTACATAAGTGGTTGAGGTAGAGTCTACGTTAGAACTACTATCATAATCTGTTGCGTGTGGTTTACCAAAGATTGCTGAGTCTTCCCAAGATGTTCGATCTAATGTGCCGATTGACCAGATCGGTCTTTCAGCTGTTGAGTCTAAATAATTATAAGACACCATTCTGTTTACCGTGTTCGATCCTGAGTTTGGATAGAACCACATCACTTCACCAAACAAGTTATTCAGTCCAGCGTTAATGTGCTGTCTTGGTGTGGTGTTAATATCATCGTAAACGTGATCTTCAACTAAACACGGTAATGATTCTAGTTTACCTGTGTATCTAAAGAAACCATTCTCTGACATCCAGTAAGCTGTTCCGTCAACCTCGACCGCAGCGTTTTGTCCAATCAAACCACAGTTTGTTCCGACTTGTTGAAACGAGAAAGTAAATGGTGGTCCAACGAAACGCATAATAAATAATGCTGTGTCCGTCCAAACATAGATTGCATCACGACCACGAATAGCTCCAACAATCTTTGATCCGTCGGCCAGTCTTTGTGTACCTGCAGTGTTGGTTGATGATGGAGTGTATGATGTTGTAGCGTCAATACTTTCTTGATCTGAGAACCTGATGAACATAGGGTCTTGTGATGTTTGTGTTCCAATCGTTGTTTCAGTTCCAAAAAATATTAAGTGTCTGTCCGGGGTAGAAACTAAAGTTTGTGCGGTTGCCGTTGGTGCATTAGATAAGATCGTTGCACGTGTTGAGTTTGCAGCAGTTGCTGTTGAGTCCCAAGTAAATGTTTCACCACCATTGATTGTAGCAACAAGTAAATTACCAAAGTTATCGAGTGACCATAAACCAGGAGCCGTTACAATATCACCTGACGGTGCACTGTTCCAACCTGAATACTTAGAAGCATCAGTTACTGTTGCACCTGAACTGTGTGATGCAGCCGTAGTTCCTTGTGCTCCTCTTGTTAAACCCGATAATGTTCCAGAGTCATCGTTTGCTGTGTAAGTGATAAGTTCAGTTCCAATCAATACCGTTCCAGATGAAGAGAACGAAGATGAACTCGCCATCGTTAAACTTGTAGCACTATCACTTAAAGATGATGATAATGTTGATGTAAACTGTCCATATAAAATACCACCAAATTGTCCAAGTCCCCAACCCGTTGCTGCTGTTTCAAGAGCTGGACCAACAGGAAAATAATGTTGAACTCGTATACCTCCAGATGTTGAAGCACCAGAACCGGACTCTGCTGACGGCATAGTGATGGTGATTGTTGTATCAGTCGGTATGCTCGTTACCGCAAATTTAATATCATCAAAGTCACTAGAAGTAAAATTAGAATTAGTAATCGATGAAAAATTATCAAGCAAAACAATATCACCAATATTAGTAATGTTGTGAGCACTTGCAAAAGTTATTGTAACAGATGTTGAACCGTTAGTTGTTGTGAAAGCATTTGATAAACTTGTTGTTGCCTTAATAGGATGCACATCATAAAAAATACCACCTGAATAAACATATAATATTCTGTTTGTTCCAAGCGCTGCGTATTTAATACCTGATGTTGTTACAAAGTGATGAATAGCTGTATTACGGCCGGTAATTTTTGTATCACCGAGTTGAGTCCAACCACCAATTTTTTCGGGTGTCCCGTATCTAAATCTTACATTATCTCCGTCAACCCATTGGCCTTCGCCACCAGAAGAACTAACTTGCTTATTTATACCAGGTGCAAATTTTAATTTCTGCAGCATGGTTTATCCTATGAAGGTTTAGTTGGCCACGTAGCATTTTCACATTTTTCAACAGTATCTTTACCATCAGGTAAATCTCTAAGTGACTGTCTGTAAGTTTTCATGTCATCTGAAAGTGTATTATCAGATAATGCTAAATAATCTGTTTCAGCTAAAAGTCTATTTCTCTTAGTTCTAAGATCAGCTAGGGCTCTAGCAGGAGCAGCATTTGCCCACGCCTGTTCTTCAGCATCTCTTGCAGCTTCTTCCTCTGCTGTAAACTGAACTCGTTGACCGTTTATATTATGATATCTTGGCATTCCTTGCTCCTTTGTTTTTGTGTATCATTTTTAAGATATCCCGTAAAGAGATATTGTCCCGCTATCGATATTGCCACTACTAAATTTAAATTGTACTGCATCTACAGCACTTGTGGTATTACCATAACCTGCCATATAATCATTTGCTTGTATTGGACTATCACCAAAAACTCTATCAAAGTTAGACATAAAATGTTTTACAAATGTCGTAGACGAAGGATTAAATAAATGCAAAGTTCCTGAACAAGAGCTATCATTATCATTATCAACCCTATCTGCTAAAGATTGAAAAGCTGTACTTTGTGCTAAATCTTCTCCTGTTTGATATTCTAATGCACCAGTTTCTTCAGCACCTTCTTGTTGATAAGGTCTAAAAAAAGTTGTTGTTTTTGTTACGTTATAATTACTCCCTCCATCAACAGATAAGTTAAATTGAAAATCAACTGAGTCAGAAGCTGGGTGAATATTATTAAATATAAACATATATTCTTTATAAGTGGAATCTAATACTACACTAGAACTTCCATCTACAAAACTTAAAGTACCACTAGAACTTGCTGTTAGTTTTTTAATAAAGACTATAGAGTCAGCTCCTACAGATCCAAAAGTGGTAACCGATCTAACTGCTCTATTGTTTAAAGTGACTAAGCTCATTATGAATCCTTTATTCCATAAAGTTTAATCGTGCCAGAATCGATATTGCCACTAGACATTTTAAACTGAACTCTTGTAATAGCGGTAGTTGTATTAATATAACCAGCACAAAATAAATCTGTTGAATAGTCACTACCATTGTAACCATGTGATCTTGCTATAAAATGTTTAATAAATGTTGAAGATGAAGGTTGAAAAATTTGTAATGTTCCAGAGCAGCTTTCATCATTACCATTTCCTACTGCATCTACTAAGGTTTGAAATGCTGTACCTTGATGTTGAATTTGTCCACTTACATATTGTAATGCTGCGGTAGATCCATCTTCAGTTTGATAGGAAGCAAAATATGTTGATGTAATAGTTTGATTATAATTTGTGTTTGTTCCTGTGTCTGCTTGAAAACTAAAATTAGCATTATCTGTAGCAGGATGAATATCAATAAATTTAAACATGTAAACAGGAAATGTATCATCGATGTTTGATGTAAAAGATATTGTTGCTGAACTAGATGCAGTTTGTGTAGATAATAAAACCATAGCTGCAGGAACACTAGCTGCTTCTGTTACATCCTGAAGACTCCGATCATTATAAGCTACAATTGACATTACACAACTCCATACATTTTAATGACACCAGTATCAATATCACCTCTTGCATTATTGCTATCATCTTGCATTTGAAATTGAACAGCATTAATAGCGCTTGTCGTATTTGCAAGACCAGCAATATAATAATCAAAATTAGCGTCACCAGAATAATATCCAGATGTTCTACTAATAAAATGTTTTGCGAATGTGGTAGATGAAGGGTTGAATAATTGCAAAGTGCCACTCATAGATTCATCATTCCCATTACCAAGATTATCTGTTAATTGTTGATGTGCAGTTGATTGAGCTAAATCTTGATTGGCTTGATATTGTAAAACTGCACCACTATCATTTTCAAAATGATATGCTCTAAACAAACTTGTGGTTTTTGTTACGTTGTAATTACTACCACCATCAACAGAAAAATTAATAGCAAAATCATCATCGTCTCTTGATGGGTGAATATTAATAAATTTAAAAATATAACTACTATAGGTGCTATCAATACCTGATGTAAATGATATTGTTGAGTCACTACTTGCTGTAGTTGTAGCTAGTAATATCATACTTCCTGTAGACACGGCTGTAGGTAAAGCTGTGATTGAAGCCATCGATCTGTTATTACATACATTGATCGACATAATTTATTACTCCTTAGGGTTATCAGCTTTTATCTTAGCAACTTTAGTTTGCCAAGCATCTAAACCATTTTCTGTAATATATTCAATTTGTTCTACAACAGAACCATAAGCAGTTTGTCTTGCAGCTATAACATCATTATTTGATTCAGAAGTATTAGCAGCAGTTTCATACGATGTTAGTTGTTCATCAGTTGGTTGTGCAATATCTAAGTTCCATTCTTTGATATAAACACCAGAACCATCATCTTGTAACAATACATCTTCTAAAAAATTTATATCTGCTACACCATTTGCTTTAGCGTATTCTTTTATTTTAGTTGATAATTGTGCCATGTTTTCTCCTTATTCTATAATTTTGCATCCGTAAAAAAATGATTGTTGTTCAGTTGAATGACCATCAAGATTTCTATTACTGCCATAATTATGCCTAGCATAAATTTCATAATAATCAGTAGCTGCAGTTGCGTTATCAATAAGTGAAACTGAAATAGTATTATCACCATAACTACCTGCTACACCAAGTTGCGACCAAGCATATTGTGAACCATTTTTATAAATACGAACAAATAAAGCATCATCAGATAATCCTTCATATTTTACTTGTGCATATAAAAGATATTTACCAGTATTACCTGAACCAACTGTAAATCTATAATTTGTAGAATTATCATAAACATTACTTGAATCAAAAACTTCTCTAGTAAATTGTACTTTAGTATCAGTATTATTAGCAATACTTTGATCTGCATTTAAAGCTACTAAAAAATTTGGAGTATTAGAACCACCAGCACTAGCAAATGTATTATCACCTCTTAAAAATGTTGTGGCATCTTTAGTTCCTGTAGCTGATAATTGATTTAATCCAACTGTACCATCTGAAGGTGCTCCAATATTTAAAACATCTCCTAATAAAATTACAAAATCAATAACGTCACCTGTTGCTAGGTTACTAGCAAAAGTTAAAGTTGCACCTGATATGGTGAATGATGATCCAGGTTTTTGTAATACACCATTTAAACTAACCAGCATATGAAATGCTGTTTCTGGTTCTACATTAGTGCTATTAACTTGTAGAGTGTACGCTGCTTGTCCGTTGACCACGGATATAGCATCGCAAACTTGAAAATTTCCTACAATTGGTTGTTTTCCTATAAATGGCATAATATTGTTTTTACTCCTTTTTGTTTTACATTACAAGGCAATATGACCTACCTTGCGTTATTTGGTACTCCTTTGGAATTTACAAAGGGTGACTCTGCAAATGCCATGTAAATATAATTTCTTGAACCATTAAAACCATCATTTGTACCCCTGAACTTTATGCCATTAGATACAAAATCGCAAATATCAGCAGATGTATTTTTAGCATTATCATTGTTTACAAATAATCTTTCGTTTACTAAGTTTATTGGACTACGTTTATTATCTATCATGTGCCAAGGGTCAGTAGATGAAATGTCTTTGATTATAATAAGTGCGGGTTTAAAACCAAGATATAAAAAAATACCATCAGCATTATTGTTACCAGCAAATTTGCCGATTTTTGAGAACCCCTTAACGCTATGAAAACAATACATAATATAATCCTCATCATTAGGTGTGTTGGTTCTTCCATTATTACCGAAAGTTACGACGGATGAACTAGGAGCTGTATCATTCCAAACATTATGAGTATTTTCTGGAGCAAGGATTCTACTTAAATGCAAATAATAATCCCAAGACGTTAAAAAGTTGCTACCGACACCATAACTATCATTACCTGTTCGATTAAGTGTCCAGACCATGTCAGGAGCAACTTCCAAACCATGTCCAACGGTTGCTCCTACTGTACCGTTAGAGGTATATGTAGCAATACTAAATCCACTTGTTGTTGATGCTGAAACTGAAGTTGTAATACTCCCATCTGTATTAGATGATGCAGAACCACCAGCTTTCCAATTCCACGCTACATAGGTTTCACTACTTCCATTTGTACTTCCTGTGCCAGAGTTATCTCCAAGACTAAATCCATCACTATTGAACGATGTTAGGTGTCCACTGCTTGTGGTTTCTGCACTGTCTGAATCACTAGCCATTGACTTCGTAGCACCTCTGACAACATCGAAAAGCATGTGCCTTGCTGTTGCTCCACGATTTTTTATCCAAACCCAATCAGGTTGCATATCCTCACTACCATCTAAGGTGATAGATTGAGCTGATCCTGTTCCTGTGTATGTTTTTACTTGAAAAAATAATTCAGGATTATCTATAGTCGTGTAAGCCATTATCCAAACTCCGCTAAGTTTTTAGTGCATAACGCAAAATAACCCGAAGGGACCGAGTATTCAAAATTACCATGTCCGTTTGCATCTGCGTTGCCTGATGAAATACTAAATGCTGGACTACCAAAGTTTGCGTTAACAACTCCAGAACTCGTGCTTCTAAAACAAGGAAATACAAAACCAGAAGTTGGTAAATTTGTAAATACTGCTCCTGTTTTACTTGCACCACTTGCTGGATTACCTGAACTTACAAATGTTCCATTAACACTAAAATATAATGCTTGGTTATCCATATCAACAGCAACACCTAAAATATCGTTATTTGCAAAAGTTTGTAGAACTGAGGATAAACTATTATTGTGATATGATTTACCATTTGCACCATATAAAGAATTATCTTCAATTACATAACCCCACCCGTTTGCGTCTGATCCTAATGTTGTACCAGATGACATATTTTCACTTGCCACACCAATAACTTGACTACCTGATTGTGTTGTTAATTTACATTCAAAATACCATTTACCTTGTGTAAAACCGATTGTTGCTTTTGGATTAGTAGAGCCTGTTAAAGTTAAGTTTCCTTCAGAAAAAGTACCAGCAGAAGCACCATCTAAAGCATTTATGGTTGCAAAATTATTTGTGCAAGTATCAGTAGATTGATCTATTGCTGCAAGGTTATTTGCTGTAAAATCATTGTTATTACCAGATACATCATTTCCTAAAGCTGAACTATCTTCAAAGTCTAAATAAAATCCATTATTACCAAATGTTAATCCTGACACATCTATTGGTTTCCATATTGTAGGACTATCAGAATCAAATTCTCCAAATGATGTTGGGTCTAATGATTGACCATCTATAAAACAAACTTCTGCCATATATCCATTAAATCTTCTATTATTTGCTGTGTCACTACCTGATTGACTTATTAATTGGTTATCTCCTGAACCATTAAATTGTAAATTTTCACTTGAACTAGGATTAGTTCTTGCAGCAAAATCTGTTTCTTGAACTCCATTAACATACATTCTAAGTCTATCATCTGCCGTTGATTGTGTTGTATCTACTCTCATTACAATATGATACCAACTTGATGGGTCTCTAAAACTTCTAGTAGTCCGAAGATTTACAGCAGACCCATTACTTTCAGAATAAAAATCTAATCTATTACTATGATCGTCTCTAAATCTTAAACTTACATAATATGAGCTATTATTATAAAATTCTAATAATCTTCTTGCTGCTGAATCATTACTTGATTTTTTAATCCAAAGAGAAATTGTAAATGTTGTATTTGATGTTCCAGCACCTGATGTACTTCTAGTTAAAGAATCTGCACTAGCAGAATTAAATCTACATGAGTTAGCTACGATATAAGGTTTTACAAACTTAGCTCCTGGATAGAGAAAACCATTAATTGGCATTAGTCCTCCAACGTTGGTAGGTTACCAATAGGCCTTGTAACAGACCCATCCTCTTGTTCTGTGTAAGTGTATAAAGTTTCTAAAGCTGGAGTGTCTGATGCATTTGTAATTGCTGTTTCCATTTCAGCTGCTTTCGTTCTGACCGCTGCTCTGTGTGTTGTGATTGAAGACGGTACCGCTGTGCCTGCATCTGCTTTTCTAATAATATACCAATCTGTTTCTTTTAATATAACAGCAGCTTCTTTTTTAATTGCTTCAATTAAATTATATTTTAATCCTCTATAAGCGACGTCTCCAACTTCTTTATCACTTGGTAAATCTCCATTATCTGAATCTTCTTGTGTCCATAAAGTATCTGCATGTTTTCTAGCAGTTGCAGTTCCCCACGATCTAGTGACTTTATTATTAGCAAACGTAAAAGACTCATTAGTATTAATATACCATTGTTCATCTTTAAAATTTGTTGAGTCAGTTTCAACTTCATAAATTCCAATAGCTTCTTTTTCACTTTTGGTCCATTTATAAAAAATATCAGCTGGGTATTGAATTCCATTTAATTCAAACCCTTTTAAGTTAGAAAATATTTTTGTTACTGATCCTGATTCTACTAATGCATACATATTATGATAATGTTAAATTTAAATTTCTTCCAACTTCTAACCATTTAGATCCGTTGTATCGAAAAACAAAAACATCTCCCTTACTAGCTGTTGTTGTTAATGTAGGTGCTGTATCGTCTGCAAATTCAAATACAGCATTCCATGTTAAAGTTCTTGAACCTGTTCCATCTTGAATGACAAGAATGGATATAAATTGACCTGTGGTACTATTAGTAGGAGCAGCAAGTGTTCTATTACCACCTAGAGTTAATTTACACACATCTTGTGTAGATGCATCCCAAGTTACTGTAGCTTGATCTGTAAGCGTAGACTCGCTGTAATTTAATTTAGCGGACGTGATTAGATCGTCTGCTATATCCCCAGCTGTCAACGCTTTGAGTGCAGGTTGCTGACCAATATAAGACATCTTATGTTATCTCCATTATAGACAATGTTCCTGAAACTTTATCTGCTACAGAACAATCAATCTTAATTTC